CGAGCGGCAGCACCAGGCACTGACCGAGGCGGTGGGGATATATGCCAAGGGCCAAGGGCCAAGGGTTGAGGGCCTGGGAGAGGGTATCGTGGACATAGAGGCGGAGGAGAACCCCACCCCCAGCCCCTCCCCTCGCGAAGGAGAGGGGAGCACTGGAAGCGAGGCCGAGAACCTGGCTGAGGTGGAGGCTTTCCTGGAGGAGATGAGTCAGGGCATGATACAGGAGCCGGCCCTGGGCCTGAGCGTGGGAAGGACGGAGCGGGGGGCCGCCCTCACCCCGGCCCTCACCCGCAAGCAGGAGAGGGAGACGACCAGGGAGTACCCGAAAGCGCCGAAGCCGGCCGTGGAGACCAGGCTGGACGAGACCGAGGGGATAGGCAAGGAGGGGCTGCTTTCCCGGATCGGCCGGGGGCTGCAGACTACGGTGGCGGTGTTCACCCGGAAGTACCGGGAGCTGCCGGGAGACCGCTTTGCCTTGGCTTCTGACATACTGCGGCGGGCGGAGAACGCCAACAACATAGGCAAGCACCGCTCCCGGAACTACATCCGGCAGATGACCGCCAAACTGAACCGGGCCCAGTTCAAGATATTCTCACGGTACGCCATCATGAACGACCTGTGCCGCTCGATCGACGAGGGGCTGTACAGAGTGCCGGCCATGGTGGCCGAGCCCGGGATCAGGGTGCGGAACAAGATAACCGGGGAGCACGGCCGGATCATCCAGCACCAGGAGGGCCAGGGCAAGGCCCGGGTGTATTTCCGCTATACCAGGCTGGGCGAGAACGCCGACCGCTGGGTGGACCTGAACGAGATCGAGACCCTGGAGTCAGGCAAGCTGGTGGCCGGAGAGGACCAGGTGGCGGCGCACACCCTGGAAAAGCCGCTGCCCTTCGGTTTCTCCATACCCGAGGCCTACGCCTACCGCAACGAGCTGCGGGGCTGGGCGACGTCTGATCCCCAAGTGAGCCAGGCGGTGGCTGCCAGGAACAAGCTGTACAAGGCCCTGGCGGTGGAGGCCGGGAAGTACGGGGTGCTGGCCAAGGAGCACGTCAAGAACGCCGAGGCCTACTTCCACCGTCAGGTGCTCTACTTCTACCGGATGAAGGAGGAGGCGGCCCGGCCGGGTGGCGAGCCGGCCAACCTGAAGAGCTACCAGGCAGGCTTCCAGAAGCAGAGGACCGGCAGTTCGCTGGACTACAACACCAACATCCTGGAGGCCGACTTCGAGGTCATCAGCCAGATGTTGGCCAAGTTCGAACGCAAGAAGACCCGCCAGGAGATAGACAAAGCATACGGGCTGCAACTGAAGCGCGGGCAGGAGATACCGGACGGCTACACGGCCTGGGCGGCCAAGCCGGGATCCACCTGGTACGAGACCGAGGGCGTCACCGACGACATCATGAACAGCTTCCTCTCGGAGCTTTACAGGCAGCAGGACAAGATGGACGCCGTCGAACGCGCCAAGAGCATGTACCCGGAGGTGGAGAAGATCCTGGACGGGGCGGTAAGGCACGCGGCGGCCGAGGACCAGATGATCATCCCGGTGGAACTGGCCCGGACCATGGATGGGCACTACTTCACAGAGACCAGGAACAACCCGGTGGACGATTTCGCCCGCCGGACCATGACCCTGTGGAAGCAGTACGTGCTGCTGAACCCGTTCCGGGCGATCAAATACAACCTGAACAACTTCTCGGGCGACCTGGACATCGTGCTGGCCTACAATCCCCGGATACTGAAGCACTTCCCGGCGGCCGTGGCCGAGCTGTGGCGGGACGCCCGGGGCAAGGGAGAGAGCGCCGACGTCAAGCTGGCCCGGAACCTGGGGGTGATCGACGCCGGGATCACGGTCAACGAGATATCCGACATCAATTATGACTCCGTTCTCACGGAGCTGACGGGCAAGCGCGACCTGAACGTCTTAAAGGCCTGGTTTCACTACGCCCGTGAGGCTACCAACTTCAGGGAGAGCCTGCTGCGCCTGGCCTCATTCAAGTTCTTCCGGGACGAGATCGCCAAGGGGGCCAAGCCCTACGGCGCCAGCGTCAAGGCCGAGATCGACCAGGTGAACGATCCGAGCCTGAAGGCGGCCAAGCTGGGCCGGGAACTGATGGGCGACTACGGCAACCTGACCGAGGCCGGCAACTATATCCGAACCCGGATGATGCCCTTCTACAGCTGGCTGGAGATCAACGCGCCCAGATACGTGAGATTGTGGCAGAACCTGGCGTACGAGACACCTCCTGGCACCGAGGCTCCATCCTCCCCCGCAAGAAGGGGTAAAGAGGGAAAGCGGAGCCGGGACATCCGGGCCTACATGCTGGAGCACAAGGCGGACCTGGAGGAGATGAAGGGGATGACCCCGGAACAGATCCTGGCGCGGAGGTCCATATCCCAGCCACCTACCACGGGAAAAGGGCGGATGGCCGGCGCGGCGGGCCGGGGGCTGCTGGGCAAGGGGGTGAAGTTCGCAATTCGGGCCCCGGTGAAGGTGGCCCAGATGTACCTGCTGATGGGGGCGGTCAACGCCTGGAACCACCTGGTGTTCCCGGACGAGGAAAAGGACCTGACCGAGGACCAGCGCCGCCAGCTGCACGTCATCGTGGGCCGGGGCAAGGACGGCTCGGTGTACACCGTCAGGTTCCAGGGGGCTCTTTCCGACGCCCTGGACTGGTTCGGCATGGCCGACGCCTGGTATGACGTCCAGGACCTGATGCAGGGCAAGGCCACCCTAAGGGAAAAGCTGACCGAGGCGGGGCAGGGCATACCACAGAAGATCATCCAGGGGGTGAGGCCGGACGTGAAACTGTTCGCCGAGCTTCTCTCGGGCAAGCAGCTGTGGCCGGACGCCTTCAAGCCCAGGACCATCCGCGACCGGATGGACTACCTGGTGGGGCAGGGCGGCGCCCTGACCTCGCTGCCCTACCGTTACCTGACCGGCAAGCCGATGCGACGTCTGGGCAAGGAGGTGGCCGAGGCGCTTTTCGCCTACCGGGCGGTGGATCCGGGCGAAGGGGCCTACATCGACGTGGCCCAGGCGCGGAGAAAATGGCTGGAGGCTTCAGGGAAAGCCTACGCCGGCGGAGAGCCCACCGAGCGCTCCAACGCCCTGTTCTACTACCGGCTGGCGCAGCGCTACGGGGACAAGAAGGCCGAAAAGCGATACTTAGACAAGTACCTTGACTTGGTATACCAGGAGGCGGTCAGGAAGCAGGCGGCGGCCGCATCTCGACTTCGCTCGATGACCACACCGGGTCTGGTGCGGATCGGCGGACCTCAACCGGTTACCCGGGAGGGCATCCGCAAGAAGTCAGAAAAGCTGATCGGCCAGAGCATCGCCCGCAGCGCGCCCCTGGGCGGGGTATCGAAGGCCGACATGGCTGACCTGTGGTCCAGGCTGGACGATCGGGCCCGGGCCAAGGTGGAGCGGGCCTATGATTGGTACCTGCTGCGGATGCTGGACGATGCCGGGAGAGAGGCGGTCAAGGCGGATCCGGCGGTGCTGGCGGCGACATCTCGGCAGGGCTCGATGACCGGCCCGGCCCGGATCCTGGCGCTGAACAAGGCCATCAAGAAGCACTACCGGCTGGAAGAGGAGGAGGAAGGACCCGAGGAGGATACCGGGATCCTAAAGCCGGTGCGACTTAGAAAATAGGGGAACGTGGGAATGGGCAAAGAGCCCTTGAAACTCCTGGGCTGGCGGCGGCGACAAAAGCGCGGAGCTATCATGAAGCCCTCGACGTTCGCCGGGATCGAGAGAAAGGCGGCCCAGGGGCACTCGCGGGCTTCGGCCAAAAAGATCGCCGGTGCTGCGTACTGGCGTACGGCAGAAGCCAAAAATAGAAGGGCGAATGGATGAAGATCGGCAGGAAGAAGCTGCGGATGAGCAGCGGGGAGATCAGGACTTTCGGCTCGGAAAGCAAGAGGGACAATTTTGAGAAAATGGCCCGGGCGGTGAAGCACGGCTGGAAGCCGAAGCGGACCCTCACCCCTCGACTCCGTTTCGGCCAGGCAAAGGGCACAGCCCGGCGCCGGGCGAGGGGATAAAATAGTCAATAATCAATCAACGCCTCGATACGCCCTAACGAGCTACTCGGCGTAAACCACAACCAAAGGAGGCCATCATGTTAAGGTCAATCGGCATCATCATCATCCTGGCGGCGCTGTTGGCGGTCGGCGCGGGCCCGGCGCTGGGGCAGTCGGAGTACGACTGGCCAGCCAAGGTCAAGGAGGGCGCGGTCCGGGAGTTCCACACCGGAACGGCGACATCGGAGGCGCCGGGCCACAAGTGGAGCCTGTCCGTGCCATCACCCTATGACAGCGTGGCGGTGGCCGGCACCGGCGTCTGCACCCTGAGCTTCCACAACACCGGCAACGGCTACATGACGCTGTTCACCAAGCCGGCCTACGCCAACCCGGACTCGGTCGTGTTAAAGTTCGTCTACAAGATCGAGGCCTACCCCGGGGTCTACCTGGCCTACACCGACAGCGCCCTGACCATTTACAAGTGCGCGGTTACGGGCACGGCCAGCGCCACGGTCACCGCCGACACCAGCTGGTACATGGTCAGGATCCCGGACAACATCCCGGCCAAGAACTACATCGTGATCGCCCGGGGCCAGGCGGGGAACGCGGCCGGGGTGAAACTTACCCGGACCACCAGGTACCGGATGTAGGGAGGGCACCATGAACAGAGACAAATCCACAGGCGTCTGGCTGCCGGTGACCATCAGTTCCCTGGCCGTGGTGCTGATGCTGCTGTCCGTCGGCTGGACCCAGATAATCGAGATGGTGCAGGGCAAGTACGGCCACACCATCACGGACGGCGCCAGCGGCTTCACCATCACCGGCAGCACCACCGCCGACCATCTGGCAGTCGATACACTATGCGACAACAATATGATTGTAGGCGACAGCACCTATGTCGCCATATTCCCCGGATGCAAAATGTCGGGGAATACGCCTCTTGGCTGGAACCCCGTGCCGTTTCAAGTGTTTTGGGATAACACATACTCGTCAAGTAGTCAAGGACGAACTTATAATAACATAATTTTGCGCCCCGCCTACTCGCAATTAACCGGGGATGGATATAAGGAAAGCAATATTGTCATTCAGAGCGGAAAGGTTTTTATCGAGGCACTCTCTTGGTATAATCAGGGGTTGGATGTGCCGGGGGAGGTTACGATATCAGTAGGCCCAAGTCAGGTAGACTATAATTTCGCTGTCGGGGGCTTAACGGCAGGGGCACCAATCTACACCACAGGCTCTATAACAGCCGATAACGGCGGGTATATAGGCGGGACTACGGCAGTCAATTATATAAACTTTGATTACAGCGGCCTTTCTGTGGGCCACATAGGAAATGGCGACTGGACTTCGCCTTGGCTTGTCCAATATAAGTATGATGAGAATTGGGCGACCATCATTGACAGCACCTATTATGGGACTAATTCGAAAACCGACACACTCACAGCAACGGTCTTCCGAAGGGTGCAGATTAACATGGGGCCGCTGACCATCACGCCTCAAAATGGGGCTATCGGTAGCAACTGGACGCCATACGACGGGGGCTATAGCACAGCGGCTAATGGCAATTACATTTTCTTTTATCCTCCGGGTCGAGCGGAGATAATGAGCCACAACCCCACGACGGCTGTATTGGACAGCGTTAAAATCTACGCCCAGTTCGCAAATACGGACGACAGCATTACGGTTTCAATTTACGCAATGGACGCCAATGGCCTAAATCCGAACAAGCGCAGCCCACGGACAAGGGGCCTGGCGAACACAAGTTGGGGCTGGACAACGGCAATGCCCGAAACCGTAGATATAGCAAGGGCCGACTCAACATACTATTTATGGATAGACAGTAAGGGGGCCAACGATACCCGGTATGTGGGGAAAATCAAAACCTACTGGACGCTGACCTACTAATGCTGCCTCCCGCCCACTACGCCGCAGGGCTGGCCGCAGGGCTGGCCACCCACAAGCTGACCGGCTCCCCGGTGGCCGGGGTGGTCGTGGCCGCTTCCACCCACCTGCTGCTGGACTACCTGGTGGACGAGTATTGGGAGTGGGAGGACGATGACCGCCTGGACATGGCCAAGCTGCTTTCGCCGCTGGGCGCGGTGGCGATCCTGCTGACCCTTTGGCTGTCCTTGAAGGGCGGCAGCTGGCCAGTGCCGTGGACGGGCCTGGGGCTGGGCTGGTGGCCGCTGGCCTGGGGCGCGGGGGTGCTGCTGGCCGACATCGTGGACACACCGCTGCGCTGGCTGACGGCCAAGATGGGCTGGAGGCTGAAAAACCGCAGCGAGGCGGGGATAGAGCTATTCCCCTGCCACTACTACAGCCCTTGGTACTTCGGCCAGGCCTGCCCCAGGATGCTGTCATTCTACGGCACAATCGTATCGGAGTACCTGGTATCAGTCCCGGCCCTGCTGGCCGTATGGCTCATGGTCAAATGACCCGGCGCCCGCCCAGGATCGGGACCGCCTGGGGGGAGAAAATGTTTTAAGAGAGAAATTCATTTTGGAGACCACGACATGCTGCTGAAAAAAATCACCATCGCCGAGGTGAACCGGGCGCTCCAGCACCTGCTGGACCGCTGGGGGGTGGAATACGGCCACGCCGAGGCCAGGCCCGACGTGGTGCCGCCCGAGATCGACTGCTCGGAGCTGGCGGAGCGGTGCTTCAACGACGTCCTGGGGATCCCGCTGCCGGACGGGTCGATGAACCAGCTGGATTACTGCCGGAAGAACGGCGTCAAGGTGGACCACCCCAGGGCCGCCCTGCAGAGCCTGGACCTTGTTTTCCTGACGCCCGGGTCCAGCGGCATGGGGCACGTGGCCATAGTCTACGGCATGCTGTACCCCAGCGCCGGGGCCATGGCCATGCTGATAGAGGCTCGGGGCGGGAAGCAGTGGGGCCGGGTGATCTTCTCGCCGCTGCCGACGTTCCTCCACCAGTTCCTGCCGCGCTTCGCCGGGATCTACCGCCTGGTGGAGATTGAGGCGGGGCCGATGCAGTGAGGGAGGCAACATGGGCGACAACACAGCATACTACCACGTGGTCGACCAAATAAAGGACGACATTCGGGCTATCCGCGAGGCCCAGGACCGTCAGGCGGCGGCGCTGGAGCAGCAGTCGGGGATACAGCAGCAGCTGGCGGGGGAGGTGGGGGAGCTGCGGCTGAGGGTTGTGGGCAACGGCAACCCCGAGGGGTCGATCTGCTGGGACCTGGCTTTGATCAAACAGGAGATCGCCCCACTTGACTGCGGCGGCCAGAAGAAGCCCTTGCGCCAGGTGGTGACCGAGTGCTACTCCTATGTCCGTGGCTTCAAAATGACCTGGAGCAAGGCCGGGGGGATACTGATAGTCGTGCTGCAAGGAGTGATCCTTGCGGTCGCACTGGGGTTGTTAAAACTTAAACCATAAAGGAGGACGACATGCGAGTGCTTTTTCTGGTCATATTCTTCGTCTGGGGCCTGGTGGGCTTCTTCGCCCACCTGTTGCACAAGGCGGAGGAGAGGGGGGCCAAGACCCTGCCGGCGGCCCTGGCCATCTACAAGACCGACTACCTGGCCTCCCTGGTGTCCCTGCTGGCCTTCATCGCCCTGTACTGGGCCTGGACGGCCACCATCCGCATAGCGCCGGCCATGGGCGATCTCACCGAGGCCTGGCTGAAACACCGGATTAACATCGCCCCCCTGGGCGCGACCTGGATAGGCAGCTTGTCCGTGTTCTGGGGCTGGAACATCGACAGCATCGTCCGGGCCGCCGGCAAGGTGGTATCCTGGGCCTGGGCCAAGAAGTTCCCCGGGGCCAATGGACAGAACGGGGGACAGCCATGAAAGAGCTGCTGGACAGGATAACCGCCTGGTTCGTGGTGGCGGCCTTAGCCATCGCGGCGGTGGTGTGCATCTACGCCGGCTGGCAGGGGAGGGGCTGGTGGGAAAAACGCCGGGCGGCCGCGGTCAAGCCTCCGGCCGTAGCGGCGCAGCCGGCGCCGGTCAAGCCCGGGAGCGCCCCGGTCACCAGCACCGGGAAACCCAAGTACGTGCCGCCGGAGCTGGGGGTGGACCTGACCAAGGTCAAGGCCGAGCTGGAGCAGTGCCAGTCGCGGGAGAGGTCATTCATCGAGGCCTGGATCGATGCCTGCGACGATAGTACCATCGCCCACCCGCCGAACGACATCCGCTACGACGACCTCTACCAGGAATGGGTGGACAAGTATTTCGCCGTCTGCGGGAGCAAGCCCGAGACGCCGCAGCCGCAGCTCGCGCCCACGCCGGTCCAGGCGGTCAACAACGCCATCCGGCAGTATGGGCTGGGGCTGTGGCCGGGGCTGACCACCATGGTGGAGTACCGGGCGGGCCTGGGCCCGGAGACATCCTTCGGGGACAGGATCAACTACACCCTGGCGCTGACCTGCGATTTCGCCGTGCTCCACCGGATCCGGCTGGGCGCTCAGGCCAACATCTATGAGGCGGGAGCCAACGTCGGCTACCACCTGCCGGGGCTGGGCACGGCATTCCGCAACACCTACCTGCGGGGCCTGGTCAACTGGCGATACGACGGCGGGCGGCCGGGCTTTGCGCCGGACGCAGCGGGCCTGGGAATAGGGACGCAATTCTGACCAATCCGGGGCCGGGCTTCGGCCCCATAACCCCGCCGTAAAGCCCACTCCCGGCCAGCGAGCCGGCAGCCCCACCTTCGCCCCCGGGAGACCGGGGGCATCTTTTTGGTGAAAATTGTTGTTGCAAAGCGGCCGGTATGGTGGTATAATGCAAATTCAGAGCCCAACCAAATTGAAAGGAGGAGCCATGTCGACTCGGAGATTGACACTCCGCGTGCCAATCTGCATTGAGCCTGACGGACCAATGTACCATGCCTACAGCCCTGCGTTCGAGGGGCTGCATGTAGACGGGCGAACACAGAAGGAGGCCATGGAAAACTTCAAGGAGGGGTTCGAGGCCTACTTTCTTTCCATGCTGAAGCACGACGATCCGATACCTGCCGGCGTTGTCATACATGACAGCGCCGCAGTGCGGAGGTGCCGGTGGGAGGAGATCCGGGTGCCCATGTCGATGGGGGCTTTCGCGGCGGCATGAGCTGGTCAAGGTCCGCCTGGGAGCAGATCAAGGGGGTCACGGCCGGGGAACTGATCCGGGCATTGAAAAGGGACGGATGGAGCCGGGACATCGTCCACGGCCAGGCGCATGTTTACATCAGGAACCACAGCCCCAGGCGCCGGGTGTCGATACATTTTCACCCGCAGAAAACATACGGGGAGAAAATGCTTAAACACCTACTCACCGACATAGGGTGGAGCGAAACCGACCTGCAACGACTTAAATTGATACGATAGAATAACAGGGAGCCCCCTCGGGTGAGGGGGCTCTTTCGTTCGTTATAGAATTTACGGCAGCCTTCTTAGCACGTACCGGCCGGCGGGCAGCTTCACCGTGCCGTCGGGCAGGACCTCCAGCGCCAGGGATCGGCCGATCTTCTGCCGGGGGTGATTGCGGTTGTAGACGCGGTTGTTGTGCGCCTTGCTTTTGTAGAGTTTCAACGGCACCACGGAGCCATCCGGCAGCTCCCGGTAGCGGTTGGTGGTGTAGCGTTCCCGGCACCCGCAGGCGCAGGTAAAGGATTTTTGCTCTTTTCGTTTATAGGCCACTTGGCACCCTCCCCTGGGGTAGGTGTCAATGTCCGGCTGGCAGCCGCTTATTGGTGGGTTTCTGGCCCTGTAGGGGCCTGTTTAGGGGCTGGCACAGGGGCACCATTCTCCCCCTTTTCTGCGAGGGCGGCGGCGATACTTGTTTCGGCACCTCTGATATAGCGTAGTGCCGTTTCGTGTCGTGTCTCGTCGGGGAATTTTAGGCCCACCGCATAGATTAATTCATCGTATTTCTCCCCCAGCACCCGGCACCGCTCCCGCAGAGAGTAAATTAGTTTGTCGGTAGGCTCGGTCAGGATAGGGTCATCATCTGCAACGGCGAGGTAGATACGGGCATCGCGCATCAGTTCCTTTTCCCGCTCTTGGGCGGCGGCGAGTTGGCACCAGGGGCAACCGTTGTCGATCCAATTTGCCGCTATAAGCCTCCCATGTCCAACGGGGCACTCGATGAAGCGTATGGTGCAGTCCTCCATCCCCTCCGGCAGTTGTTTTTTCAACCGCTCTTTCTCCACTTCGGCGGCGGCGAGGTGGGCCCTTTGGTCAGCGACAATTTCATCTATGCTTTTGCCCCCGGCTCCCTCATAAGTTGATATGCCGAGTGCTTTCCAAACCCGGTCAACGATGTTTGTCCCCTCCTCCAGCCGCCGTTGGAGGTCGGCGTTGGCCTTCGCTTCATGGCATTGCGGCCAGTTAGCATAGCCGCAGGTGCTTCGTTGAGAGCATTGATGATTACAACCCATCTTCATTCTCCCTTCTTCTCCCGGTGCTCCCCGAGCTTGGTCGAGGGGCTGGGCCGGGGGCGGTTCGTTTATTCCCACTCCTTAATACATTCGGGACACAGTCCATCCCTGCATTCATAATTAACTTCGCCACATTCAATACAGATGTTCGCATAACACTCATTGCACAATCCGCCGTTTCCGGAATCCTTTGTAAACTTTCCACAGTGCTTGCAGTTCATCGCCCCTCCTTTCGCCCCTTGTCGGGGCGGGTGCGGTAAAGCAGTCTTTTAAGACTGTCAATCTCATTCTCAAGCCACTTTATATAGGCGTCATCTGTGGCACAGTAGCTACAAATTTCGTCGTTATCTGCAAGATGCCGCAGAAACTCGTCGCCATATTTACGGTCGCTCATCACCCCTCCTCCGGCGGCGGGGGCGGCACACAAAGTATCCATTCTTCCCACACGGCATGACAAATACATGCCCTTGGTTCTACATTGTCTGGAAGAGTTATCATACAAGCGTTGTAGCACGGCTGTCCGGCAACAATTTGAGATTTGCAAATCCACTTCTTCATCACCCCTCCTTCGGCGCAGGGGGCGGCAGTAGATATTTAATGCTACCCCTTAGTTGTAATAGCAATGCCCCAAGGTCATCAACCTCTTCCCTGATGTGCTCCCGGTTCCCGCCCCCGTGATGATATTGCAGTATAGCCTGAGCGATTTCGCCCGCTTCTTCGGCTATGGCAAGGCCGAGCGTCCTTAAGTCCTGCTGGCCCCACTTGGCCGTGTTCTCTTCCGCTTTCTTCTCCCACACCGCCACCCACCCGTTGCTTTTTTTGCAACCACTCACCGCTGGCTGGGCGAGGGCGGCAAGAACATCTTTCTTTATTGTTGCCACCAGCCGCTCAATATCGGGACACCCCCAAGGAGGCTTGCCCAGACATTCGAGGGATTTATCCACCCAGTTAGATGGGAATGCCCGCTCCACCGCCTCCTGCAACGGCTCCACCGCTGGCTGGGCGAGGGCGGCTTCTGCGATGCGGATGCCCGTCAAAACGCCACGGTGGAAATTTTCCTTGACGACATTCCCGGCCAATGCCTCGCCAGCAATCAGCATTTCCTGTTCCTCCACCTCCTCCCGCAACGGCGGGGCGGGGGTGCGCTCTTCATTTTTCATATAATCACTTTCTTCAAACTTGGGATGCTCCCGGTTCCAAAGAATATTCATGGATTCTCCTCCCTCTTGGCGGGCACGGCGGGGCAACCCTCACAGCCAAGACCGGGGCAGGGGCCAACCAAATAAAAAGGGCAATCAGCAACATATTTCCCGTCGTATGTTGTGCCGATTCCACGAGATATTTTGCACGGCTTCCCCGGCTCCCCCTCAAAGGTCAGCGTATACTTCATGGCGTTCCTTTCGCATTGTCGTTTACCAGCCACGCCTCCACCGGGAACACGCCGGTCCCCACCATCCCCAGGCTTTCGGCGGCAGCCCTGGACAGGTCCAGCATCCGGCCGGACCGGGCATCCTTGGACGGCATGGCGTCCGTGATCCGCACCACCACGCACCGCTTGTTGTAGGGGCAGCGCACCAGGAGCCGGGCATCCCACCCGCCAGCCTGGCGGAGGAAGGGCCGGTAGATAGCGGCGGTCAGGGCGGTGCTGTCGAATATCTCCCCGGAGGCGGTGATGGTCCCATGCTCCGGGCTGGAGTACCAGGATGACAGGCAGCGCAGGACCACGGCGCGGGGGTCAAGGGTATCGCCCGGGATCTCCACCAGCTGCCGGTGGACCGGGGCAGGGGCCGGGGCGGCCCTCTCCCATTGCCAGGCGGCTATCAGGGCGACCAGGAGAAGGAAGCCGAAAAGACCCAGGAAGTCGCGGTTTCTCATGGCCGCTCTTTCGCCTTGTGCTTGCAGTCGGAGTACACCAGCCACCAGAGGAGGCCGAGGACGGCGACTACGGCGGCCAGCAGGACCAGCAGGGCTTCAAACATATAGCCTCACTTCTTGCGGGATTTCGGGGCCATCTTTTTGACGGCGGCGTTGGCTGCCGGGGCGGGGCCCTCACCCTTTCCCTCTCCCTGCTTCGGGCGAGGGGATGGTAGGTTGATCTCGCCCAGCAGCGGGTGCTTGTGCTTTCCGATGGCCTGGGCCGCCAGGACGCCGTGTTTGTCCAGGCTCAGCAGGATTGTCTTGGCGTCGGCGGCGCACCAGCCCTTGACGTCCAGCAGCAGCTCGGCCGCGGCGTTGACCGCTGTAAGGTTGACGAGGCCCAGCCCCTCGGCGAAGGACTTTTTGTAGGCCGTCCAGAGGGCGGGGAGGGTGAGGGCCCGGCCCTTGGCCACCCGCATGTCCTGGCGGTGGATGTTTTTTATTATGAGCGCCCCCAGGGCGGCGTCCAGCCCGGAGTAGTTGGGGGCGTCCAGCACCAGCAGCTGGGGCAGCTTCTCGATGGGGAGCTTTGGCGCTAAACCGGCGAACACGGCCTTGAACAGCGTCCCGGCCGATTCGCCCAGCCTGGCCTCGAAGTACTGCTTGAGGGCGCCCGGGGGCACGGGCTTCCCCTCATCCAGCAGCTTCTCCACGTCGGACCGGCTGAGGTACTGCTGGCGTTGGCGTGGTTCGTCTTCCCCCTCGACACCGCTCGGGGACCGCTTAACGTCCTTCCGGTTGGCGCAGGATCTCTCGCAGTATGGCACCCACTTCTTGCCATCCGGATACATGGTCACCAGCTTGCAATCGGCGCACTTTTCGGGCTCCCGGGCTATGGTGGGGGAGTAGGCCCACTTCTTGTCGCCGTAGTAGGTGTTGCCCCTGCTCACCCGAGCCTTGGGCACCCCGAGCTTGGCGGCGATGTCCTTGACCGCCTGCTTGGCCGCCCGGTACTTCTCCTGCCAGCAGGAGGGCTTGAAGCATTCGCCCCCGGCCAGGTTCCGGTCCACCTCGTCGGTCGGCACCTCGAACAGCACCGGGTTCTTGGCGCTGTCTCGGTGGGGGCACCCGGCGCAGCCCTTGGTGTCGAAGGGGGCGTAGTCCAGGCGCTTGGTGGCCTTGTTGGCCTCCAGCCAGCGCTGGGCGTCCTGGTAGCCCGGCCGGACGCTGCGGTAATGCTCCAGGAACCCAGCCGCCTTTTTCTCGTCCAGGCCGACGGTCAGCAGGGCGATGGAGACGGGCATGGCGCGGTCGTGCACCATGTCCTTGACCGCCTTGGGGCACAGGCCCAGGGCAATGATCCGCTGGGTATCGCGGAGGGAGAGGTTGAGCAAGGCCGCCAGCTGCTTGCCCTGCGCCGGGTCAAGCGTGGTAAGGGCCTTCTCCGGGTCGATGCCGGCCGCCAGCTTCACCGCCTGGGCGTGGAGCTCCATGGGCGAGAGGTTCAGCCGGTGGGTGTTGGCGATCAGCGAGAGGTCATCGGAGGACGCGGGCTGGGCGTCGCTGTCCCGGACGATGCAGGGGACCTCGGTGAGGCCAGCCAGCCTGGCTGACTCGAAGCGGCGGCGGCCGTCGATGATGAAGTACGCCCTGGGCACACCGTCGTTGGCGGGGGTGTCCGCTTCGTAGTTCATCTTGCGGATGATCAACGGGACGATGACTCCCTGCTCCCGGATGGAGGCGGCCAGGGCTTTGAGGTCGCCCATGTCGCGGCGGTCGGGCTGGTAGCCCAGCAGCTGGAGGTTGATGGACTGGATCTCGGTGTTCATGGCGGGTCCTTTCGCGCTAATCGTTTATTTTTTAATTTATGCCGGACTTCTCCTGCCGGGGCTCAGCTGTCACCAGGAACTGGTGGAGGCAATGGCCGAGCCGGTCCACCAACCCATCGTTCTTGTCAAGCTCGATTTCGCCCAGGGCCTCTAACCAAGCGTGTATGACCTCATGGCAGAAGGTCTGCTCAACCCGCGTCGTGGGTATGGGGGAGGCCTCGTTATGAGGTTGCAGCACTATCCGGCCGTACCTGGAGCTGAATTGGCCGCGGTCGTCGGATCTATAGGCCAAGTCCGGCTGGATAACCACTTGGATCTTCTGGGCGAAGATCATGAAGCTCTCGGGTATCAGCGTTTTCACGTACACCCGGCACTCTCCTCTCCGGCCTTTTCGATTATCGAGCACGTCCCCCGGCACTCGGGGAGGATGGCCTGGCGCTGGGCGTCGCGCAGGAGGTCGGCGGCAGTCTTGATCGGCGGCGGTTCCGGTGTCTTTGCCCGGCGGTACAGCCATTCCGGCACCTGGGCCTCCAGCCCCGCCCGCTCGGGATCCACGGCGCGGTTATTCCGGCCGCCCATGTGCTTGGATGATAGGAACGACTGGCGCCAACGCCACTTCATGCCGTGGCGGTGAAGCTTCCTGTTGAGCAACCGGTAGTATGAGTGCCGCGCCTGCCAGGCGATGGCCCCGTAGACGTGGATCACGCCGAGATAGGGGTGGGGCGCGGACCGGGCGTGCTCCAGCCTGGCATCTTCCTCGGCGGGGGAGAGGCCTCGGTGGCTCATTGCTTCTCCGCCGACGGATTGTAAGCGATCTGCTTGAACCCGCCAGCCTTGATGGCCTGGAAGAAGGTGCGATCCTTGTTCGGGTCGTAGACGTAGGGCAGGAATATCTCTAAGGGCTCGGCCTGCTCCAGCTGGATCATGGCCAGCTGGGCCTCGCACCAGTCCGACAGTATCTTCCAGGCGGTGCGCCCGGCCTGGTCCTGGACCCGCTTCCGGGTCTCGGGGCGCGGCCGCTTCAGTTGTTTCATCAGCACGGACTCGACCGCGGCGGTCCGGACCGGCAGCTTGAAGGACATCGGGATCATCCGGTCGCCGGAGCGTATGTCCAGCTGGAACCAGAGGCCGGAGATCACCCCGCCATCGTAGGTCTTGCTGGTGTTGATGGCCCCGGCCTTGGCCAGCATCGACTCGATGTAGGACACCGATTGCTCGACCGGGACGCCGGAGGTGTAGTTGAGAAGGTTAGACATCGGTCAGCGCATCTCCGCCAACGCCAGGTCCGAGGCGCATTTGAGGCACAGCCCGCTTTTGCCCGTGCCCTTTTTCCCGCACTTTGAGCACTTTCCCCCCATGTCGATCTCGACGGTGACGGGCTCAGCTTTCAAGCCGGTCCCATGCGCCGAGAACTCCTCCCGCGCCTTGTCGTGGCTTTCCAAGGGGAGCTCGCCCTGTTCGCGCTTTCCGTTGATGTAAAGGACGCATTCATCCTCCAGGACGCTCAGGGCCTCGACGCAGAGCTCGGGCAGCATCCGGGCCTTGGGCAGAGGGTCGTCACCGTAGGGCTCCGACGGGAGGTGGGGGGTGTTGAGGTTGAGCACGGTCCCGGACTCGCGGCAGGCCATCTGAGCCAGGATCACCGCGCCCATGACTTCCCGCTCCCCGCCATAGCTATAAGAGACGCCGGTGACTGTGACCCGGTCGAGGAGGTTTTCAGGCAGCTCGCAGATCTGGAGCACGAACGGCCGGAGGGAGTCGAGAGCTTTCCTGAGCTCGGGCCGCGGGGCGTCGTAGCAGTTGAGGGTGAACTCATCGGCTGCGTCCTGGCCAGGGCGTTCCTTCTCGTACTCAATGCTCACCCGCTTGGGGGACAGCTTGACCTTGGTAATGCGCATGGGGTGTCCTTTCATTCTGGTATTATTTGGAACCATTGGCCGATGGCCGAGACGAAGTAGTCGGCTTCCTCGCGGCTCCAGGGCCGGACGGCCACGAAGGGGATCTGCTTCTCGCCCAGGAATACCATGAGGATGAAGCATTCGGTGAGGGCGGGGCTTTTCTTCCTTTCCGGCGGCCACTTAACCTTCAACAGCCGGGAGAAGGCCGGGTCGTCCATAGCCCCGCCGTAGTGCAGCAGGTCGTAGGTGATCTGGTCCGGCTCCAACAGGCGGGTGAACAGCAGGAGGCCGCGCTGCTGGCCCCACAGCTGGGGGGTGTGGGACGGGAAGTGGACGGTCCTAGTCTTCGTCCAGGGCATCGCCTATCTCCCTGGTACCGGATGTTTCCGCGAAAAATACCGAGCCCCTCCATAGCACGCACACCCAGAAGATCCACGCCAAAAGCCACCATCCACTGCGCCCGCCGATCGCGAAATAAAGCGGCCAGAAAACAATGGTGACTATGCTGCAGACGCCGGTAATGATCAGGCCAATCGCCACGGTGTACATGACGGCATCTAACAAGATATAGGCCAGCTTCTCGGCCACCGTCCGTGGCCAGCCTATCAGCTGGCTAAGTTTTCCCGGGACCCACATCATTCCCATTGTCCTGGTCCTCCTTCTTTTCGCGTTTCTTCCCGGCATGCTCCGGGCACAGGATTATTATGGCCGAGCCGTCGTCCCCTATCATGGGACGGCATTTGGGGCACAGTATTATCTCCATGGGGAAGGCGTATATCGGATCGGCGCAGGGCTCTTCATCCTCCTGGTCTTCAGGCGGCTCCAATGAGAAACGGTTGTGCGGTACGCTAGGCATCGGACACGGCATAAATCCCCAGCCGGATCTGCTCGGCCAGCCACCAGGCCATGTAGACGGCGTCGGTGACGTGGAGGGGGAGGCCGGCCGGCAGCCGGTAGGTATGTGTGACGTGGGCGGCCATGATCTCTTTTTTGGTTTTCATCTTGGCCGAGCACCAATGCGTCACCTTGCCCTCGTGCATGCCCAGACCGGCCATGATGGCGCCGATGGCCTGGTGGTTGACGGCCAGGCCGTCCAGGTTGCAGCCCTTGGAGAAGTTCCGGGAGCGGCGGGTGTAGCGGGCGAAGCTGATCATGTCCGGCCAGTCCACGATGACCTTGTCGGGTTGGACGGTCAGCATGAGCGTGGCGGCGGTGGAATGCAGGGCCTGGTGCCGGTGGCCGGAGATCACCGGGGGCACTTTCCGCTTCTTGATGACGTCGGCGAAGGTGCCGTAGGCCATAAGCCGGCCGGCGGCCGGGCCGTTCTCCTGGAGCTCCAGCCAGGCATAGCCGCAGTCCTTGGGCTCGATGCTGGGATCGATGGCGAGAATGTTCATGGCGCAGCCTTTTGCTTTGGTTGAGGGACCTTGTGGGTATGGATCAGACGGCCCTTGCCGTCTCTTTTATCAGACTTCACGGAGGGGTCCATCCCATCCACGGTGAAGCCGCAATGCTGGCAGACGAAGTGGTAGCTTTCAGCCATCAAGGTCACGGTCTTATTCCAGCAGGTGGCGCCGGGCACGTTGTAGTGGCACCGGAGAAAATCCCTGAGGTGGTCGGCGTTGCTGAAGATCCTGATCTTCTTCCGGGTGACGGCTATGTAGCCGTTGGAAACGCGCAAGATCAGCATGCCGGCCTCCGGTCCCAGGGCATTTCCTCCCAGCGGCGGCCGTGCAGCATCGGCAGTTTGCCGAAGGCGCCGAGGTCATCGCGGCCCTGCTTGTAGTAGAACGGGATGTGGTGGAGCTCGCAGAAGTCCAGGGTCGCTTCGGCCCAGGAAACGGAGAAAGGCCGGGGTTCCAGGCCGGTCTCCGAGCCCATGACGACCCAAGCGGGGCCGCCCTCACCCTGGCCCTCTCCCCTCGACAGGTTAGAGGCAACGCCCGGCTCCGGGCGAGGGCAGGGGACCAGCGGACCGCAGATGGTGCCCTTGGGCGCGTCCTTGGGAAAGTGGGTAAAGGGCTGGTTGTGACGCGGCGGCAGGATCCGGCGCTGGTCGGCGATCATCTCACCGCAGCCGGAGCACATGGCCGGCCAGTGGCGGAACATGTCCAGCGGGCCCAGGGCGGGCTCGTAGCAGACGCCGGTCTGGGCGTCGAGCTTCTTGAGCAGGGGCAGCCTGGCATCAGCGGTGGGCTGGTCCTCGATGCTGGCAACTATCCAGAGGTTGTGGGAGCGGAGGACCCCGCCGCCGTCAGGGGTGGGGTGGGCTTTCTGGTATTCCAGCAAACGCTCCACCCGCTTGGTAAGCAGGAAGAAGCGGTGCTGGGGGTAGGCGGCGGGATATTCCAGGGCCCTTTGCAGCTCGGCGTCCAGGACGTCGGGGTGGCAGATGTCGCCCATGAACTGCAGGGAGACGGTCAGGGGAAAGGCGGCCATGAGGTCCCGGTGGAAGATCCGGCCGGTGGGGCGGATCTTGCCGTTCCACCTGGGCCGCCCGTCGACATTCTCCACCAGTCCGGTGTAGGGGCCCAGGGGCTTCCCCTTTTTCCGGTCCCAGGCCATGGCCGCGGCCCAGCAGTGATCGCAGCCCCTGGACACCGGGCTGCAGCCGTAGACCAGGTTGAGGTTCAGGTCCCACCAGACCCCGGGGCGCTTGTTAGAAAGCATGGCATGACCTTTTAATACTTCTTGGGATCTGTCGTGATGACAGGCAGTGGTTCAGCCGATGTCCCAGCATGGATTGGTTGCAGGGGCTTATTAAATGTCATTTGGTGAAAATAGACTCTACCTGTAAGTAGTATTTTTAGCCGCTCCATAAATGTTAAATACCAGCATGTTATGACGAGGCCGTCGTCGGTTTGTCTGCAAATCATTGGAAGGTATTCTGGTTGATTAACGCCTTTGACGATACCTACTCCGGGACCGATAAATTCAATTGGTCTCATACCGGCATTCCTCCGTTAGTTATTAAGTTGATTCCTTTTTGGGATCATCCGTAAAGCTTCCCGTCTTTCTGTATATGGAATTTATAATATCACTCATCATGGTCTTAGCAAACTTATCTTGCATAATCTGACTCATGTGGGACGGCAGGATACAATCGCTTTGGCGTAGATCAAAAAACCCCGTGACATAAACCTTTCCGTCCATCATTTTATAAACTGTAGTCCATCCACCCACCCGGTACTTTATCGAACGCACGAATAGCAGGCGTAGCTTCGTCCAGAATGTGATCTTCTTGTGAAATGCGGGGAAAATATCTGTCAGCATCCGAACACCTTGTTTTATTATTCAGTCGTTCCTTTTTTCGAACCGGAGGAGCAGGCACCCGCGGCCGCAGGTGACCAGCTTGAAGCTGGTCTTCTTCAGCGGGATGATCTCCCCCTTGGTGAAGCGGCCGGCCAGGTAGGCGTCTATTTGCTTCTCGACGGCCCGGCGCTCCCGGAACGAAAGCTTTTTGGAGTTCTCGGTCCAGGTGTCGGGGAGGTCCTGGCTCATGAGCCGATCCCTTCGGCGGCGTAGGTGGAGCAGTTTCTTCCGGCCGGCGGCGGCGCGGCGGGCGGGATGCTGAGCACAGCCTTCACCCGGACGTTGCCGACCTCGGAGCGAAAGGCCATCAGGGCGGCCTCGGGGCTGGCGGCCGCGGTGCGGTAGGAGCCGACGGCCTCCGGATTTTCCTGGTCGACGTAGTTGATCGCCCAGCACGAAACCAATGCGTCTTGCGTCATGGCGGTGAGCCCTTTCGGTGAATGGTGAATGGTGTGGCGTGAGAGGTGAATGGATGCTACCGGCGACGCCGTCGGCGGTATAGGCGTTTTGCCCGCGTGCCGCAGATGCCGTCCCAGAAGGCGGGGTGGAGGTTGTCTATGCGTGTCCGTCTGGCCAGCTCGGCGGCCGGGCGGCGGGGCTCGTTGAGCGTGGCCGGATCGAAATGGCCCGCCCGGGTGTAGAGGGTATCGTTGCGGACCAGCACCCAGCCCTTGCCGCGGCGCTTGATCCGTCCCTCGGCCTCGGCCTGGATGATGGCCTGGCGGGCCTTGCCCTCGCGCTCCATCCCGCAGCCGGGCGTGGGGCAGGAGGCGTGCTGTTGGTCCACCTTTTTCTGACAGAGGGGGCAGGTCCAGAAGTGAGGCATGAGCGGTCTCCTCCTATCCGATTTGTATTTTTATGACCATGTCGTCTATGCGCCGCATGATGGCGCCGCCGGGCATGAGGGGGTCATCGTCCCGGGCCAGGATCTCCAGGCCGTAATTGCTGGTGACGGTGATCCGGTGCCGGTTGACGAATACGGCGTTGACCAGCCGGTACATGTCCTGGCGCACCCAGTCGGACATCCGGGACTTTCCCAGGTCGTCGAGGAACACGTGCCAGAGCCCCGGGTCCTCCCGGAGCCGGCGTATCAGCTGGTCGAGGTAGATGTCCCGGGGGTCGCGGGACATGGCGGCCAGGTCGACGTCGGTCAGCCAAACGGTGTGCAGATGGTCGCGGAGGAAAGCGTGATCGAACTGGGCGGCGGCCAGCCAGGTCTTCCCGGTGCCGTAGGGCCCGTGGAGGAAGTAGCCGGCCAGTGGTTCCTGGCGCATCCTCTCCATGGCCTTGGCCTGGTGAGGCCGGGCGGATGAACGGAAGCAGGCCAGGGCGAACATCGAGCCCAGCATCCGCGCCTTTTCCTTCTGCAGCCGGCAGCAGCACGGCCTGACGGTGGCGTAGTCGCCCTCGGTGGCGCGGATCCAGCCGGACCCGCCACAGGAGCATTCAGCCGACATTGTCGCTCCTTTCGCGGTAGGAGGGGAGGGAGGGGCGCCTGGCGGAGGCTGCGACCTGGCGGTTTTCCTTCAGGGGGAACACGTCCTGCCAGCCGTTGGTGATCGACTGGTCGACCATGGACGCCTGGACCTGGACGGGGTAGGCGGAGAGCTTTTTGAGGATGTTCCAGGCCGCCCGGACGGTCATGGGCTTTTTCATCTGGCGGCGCATGGCGTCGAAGTGAGGCCAGACCTCGTGCAGGTGCGGCGGTATCCAGACCACGTTCCCTTCTTTCCCCCCTACAACCCCCCTATTATTTATAATATTATTTATATATATAATATATATAGGCGAACCTACTTCGATATGTGGGTCCATATGATTTTCATATGACGGGACATATGAACCATCATATGATTTGCGATTGGTGCCACGTGAGGCGCAGTACTTCTGCCTTTTAATCATTTCGGCTTCAAGACGTTGGTTGAAGTATTTACCCTCCAAATCCTGCTGAAATTTGCGGCATAAAATACTGTCCCAGTAGAGTGCAAAATCTTCACTTCCCAGGATGTGTTTGATTTCCTCGGTTGACATATGACCGCGGTAAGCCTGGGCAGAAAGGAGGTCGATGTAGCATCCCTTGACATGCCGGGTGAACAGCTTGGTGCCCCCGTCCCACTTCTCGAAAAAGAACAGACAGGTCGGCCCGCTCATGAGGCGGCCTTTCCGGCGGGAGCGAGGCAGCCGGCGGCGCTGTCGGCGTTCTCAACCTGGCCCTCGTTCGCTTGCGGCAGAGGGGGCGTGGGTGAGGAGCGAAGGAAGTAACGGTAGGTCTTCCGGCCGTCCGCCGAGGTGTTCTCGTAGAGGCACTCGATGCCGTAGCCGCAGGCCCGGATCTCGCTGACAGAGGTTCCGGGCGCCATGTTGTTGTTGACCCGCTGGAGCTCGGCGGTGGTGGCGCCCTGGGCGCCGCGGACGATCAGCATCGCGAGTATGCCGCGAAGGCGGGAGGACTTCTCGGGGGCGGCATGATGTATGGGCATAGAGGCTCCAGCGTGATAAGTGAACGGTGGGTGGTGGACGATCAGACTACGCCGACTTCGAGCATGAGGAAAAGGGTGGAGGCGGGTATCTGCAGCTCGTTGTCGGCCACGTCGCAGATCAGGTCGTTCCTGACGACGGCCGGAAGGGTCGAGTGGTAGATCCTTTTGCTCCGCTCGTAGGCGCAGCGGTTCATGAAGAAGTTCCGCCAGGCGTTCTCGTTCGCCAGCCAGTCGAACGCGCCGCCTTCAGGCGCGGGTTGAGGCGACATAGGGGCTCCTTTCGGCCCTCTCCCCTCGACAAGCTCGGGGCCCCGCCCGGCATTAGGCGAGGGGGAAGGTGTGGGCATAAAAAATAGGGGGCAACCTTTTCAGGCTGCCCCCGGTAAGCGCCGCAACTTTCGCGGCGGTGGACCGGTTTGCGCCGGTCGCGGTGGATCCTCATCCGAGGCGGGACCATGCCGGGCGGTGAAGCGCTCGACCGTGAGCTTTACCCCGACCACGGAGCGCGGCAAGTGCTCCAACTCCAGCGGCTGGGAAACGATGAACGAATAGACGTAGGGCCCGTGAATGGCAGAGCCACGGAATATCACACGACTTTGCCTGCCGTAGCCACGATCGACCGTCTCCCGGCATTTTACCTCCAACCGGAGGTCCGGCTTCGCTTCCATGCGGAGTTCCTTTCCCTTGCAAAAAGGGGAATGATAACCAAAAAGGCGGCAGCCGTCAACCCACTGCCGCCGGAGTTATTCAGGTGAGATTAGTTTACATAATATTTAATCTTACAACCTAAAATAACACCCGTCATGACAACGGGTTGATATTTTAAATTGTGAAAGAGCGGAGCTGCAAGCAGTTGGAGCGAAGCTAGGGGAGGGCGCTTTTAGAACCGGCCTACGGGCCGGTTTTTTATTTGACCGGGACCATCTCCCGGGCGAGTTGGATCTCGGACTTTTTACAGACCTTGGCGCAGACGATGCGGACGATCTTCCGGGCGGCGGCCCGGGGATTGGCGGCTTTGATCCAAAGAAATTCGCCGTTGAGCTTGAAACGGTAGACGGGCATCAGGGCGCGATATGGTAGCTAGAGATTCTAGAAGTGTCGTATTCGTCGGCGTTCATTATGCGACCAACACCGGGTGCGAACCAGTAGAATTCAGACCATAAATCGGGGGTGACAATATTCGATGTTACCTTTAAAAGCTTATAACAGTCATTAAATCCGAGACAAGATTCCTTGGGGTTGACATAGAAAGTATCGCCAATAATTCCATCACCGTACATCACCTCCCACTTATTGCCCTGAACGAGAGGTAGAACTAGCCACCTAAAAATTGACCGGGGATTGCTGAAGGAAGAATCGCCGGAAAGATATATCGTATCCCTTAGGTTGCGGTAATAATCGGTAAAAGTGTCGTACACAACAGAAGAGTCACGCAGGTGGAATGAAAAATAAAAAGTGATAAATCGGGATGACATGACCCCGCCAATATTAAGCGCACCAGATACGATTGTGGAGCAAGTGCCGACGCTATACGGGCCATAAGGATCAGACGATTTAGTGTCATACTTCCACCAGCTGCCGACTGTCAGCGGGTAGTAGTTGGCCTGGACCTCAGGGGGCGTGACGGACGTCGGGCTTTTCTTAGAGCAGGAGAAAGCGAGTAGGGCGAGAGGCAGGATCAACCCCACCCCTCGACAGGCTCGGGGCACCGCCCATGCCTTCACCCGCAAATGGGCGAGGGTGATTTTGGGTGGGTGGGCCGGACAAGCGCCGGTGTGCTTGAGATCCGAGGATGAACCAGGACCATCACCATTGCCAGCCGGCCACCCAAAAAACGAACGCACGGAAGCCAAGAGGCCCGTGCGTTTTTTATTTATCTTTTTCATGATTCATCCTCCTATTTCTCAAGCACCCGCATTATAGCAAAAAAACGAACCTTTGTCAAGTGAAATTTTAAATTATTTATTATGCAAAAGAATCAGCGGCAATTAGGGTATTGCTACTTATTCGTGTAACTGCTTGTGCAAATTGAAGAAAAGAGGCGTGCAATTTTAAAAACCGCCCATAAAATGAAGCCTGAAAGCCGACCCCGCGCCCCGGCGCCGGAGGGCAACCCGGACCGCGGAAGGCAGGAGACAGCATGAAGAAAAAACCCTCACCTGGCGCGAGCGCGCCACCCTCTCCCGAGAACGGGCGAGGGGCAAAGGGACGGAAGCTCTTTGACGGGAAAGACGAGATCCTGGTACTTGCGAAATTGGAGCGCTGTTTCTGCGCGGGCTGCACCGACGCGCAGGCCAGTCTTTATGCGGGTATCAGCGTGGATGCGCTGTACCGTTACGAGAAGGAAAACCCTGAATTTCGCAAGCGAAAAACGGCCCTGAAGGAAAGCCCCGAACTGAAGGCCCGACTGACCCTGAACCGCAACCTGGGCAAGGCCAACTGGGCGGCCTGGTACCTGGAGCGGAAGGTCAAGGAGGAGTTCAGCACCCGGGCGGAACTGACCGGGGCCAAGGGAGGCAGCATATCCGTTGAAGAGAAGACGAACATCGCGGCCGTCGCGGCCGCAGTCCAAGCCACCGGGCTTCTCTCCCGACTTGCTGAAGTGGTTGACAAGAATAGGAAGCCCCGCAGCCCTGGCGGCTGAGGTAGAAGGCGACACCTGGCGGCTTTTCCCCCACATCGCTCTTTTAAATCGCAAATGCCTTGAGATAGCCTCCGGCCAGTGCAAGCGGCTGATCATCAACATGCCCCCGCAGCACGGGAAATCCGAGATGATGAGCCACTACCTGCCGGCCTGGTTCCTGGGCCTGTTCCCGGACAAGAACGTGATACTGGCGGCGCACGAGGCCTCGTTCGCCACCAAGTGGGGCCGCAAAGTCCGCGACACCCTGGAGGAGTTCGGACCCTCGCACTTCGCCATCAGCATCCGGCGGGACGTGAAGGCGGCCGACGAGTGGCAGATCAAGGGCCACCGGGGCGGGCTGAAGACGGCCGGCGTCGGCCAGCGGGTGCTCGGCCGCAACGCGGACCTTTTCGTCATCGACGACCCCTACGGCAACTTCGAGGACGCGGTCAGCGTCGTCAACCAGGAGAAGATCGAGTCCTGGTTCCACGCGGTGGTCAAGACGAGGCTCCGGCCCGGGGCGGCCATCGTCATCATCAACCACCGGTTCGACGAGAACGACCTGACGGGCAAGAGGCTGAAGGCGGTCGAGAACGGCGTCGAAGAATGGGAGGTCATCAGCCTGCCGGCCCTGGCGGGAAAGAACGACCCGCTGGGGAGGCGGGAGGGCCAGGCTCTGTGCCCGGAGTGGTACGACGAGAAGTACCTGAAGGCCCTGCGGGCCAGCATGGGCTACATCTTCGAGGCGATGTACCAGCAGAACCCCTCGCCGACCAAGGAGGTCATCGCCTTCCCCGAGCTCAACTACTCGCACCACTCCAAGCCGGCTGCCCAGCGGCCCAAGGGCAACAAGATCCTGATGCTGATGGACCACGGTTACTCGGAGCCCTGCGCGGTTGGATGGCTGACCTTCTCGGACGACTACAAGCAGGCCTGGCTGTTCCACGAGCTCTACTTCTGGACCGGGAAGCCGAACGAGGGGCAGAAGAAGGACCCGGTGACACTGGCCCGGGACATAAAGGACGAGGAACGGAAAATCTTCGGGGACCCGGCCAAGGAGATCATCAGGCTGCGGATAGCGGGCACGGACTGCTGGGACAAGTCCAAGGGCCAGGACATCGCCAGCCAGTTCGGGGGCGAGGGGCTGCACCTGGTCCAGGCCAGGGTGGGCAAGGGCAGCCGGATCCACAAGAAGCAGATCATGCACTCCAAGCTCCGGATAGGCGAGGACGGTCAACCCGGGCTGATCATCTGCGAGGAATGCAAGCAAACCTGGAGGACGCTGCTGGCCCTGAGGGTGGACCCCAAGAACCCCAACGACGTCAACACCAAAATGGAGGACCACCCCTACGACATGCTGACCATGGGCCTGATGGAGTGGGTGGCCGGCGAATACAAGCCGGAGCCGGAGCCGAAGCTGCAGGGCAAGACCAGGCAGCAGATAATCGACGAGATACAGAAGCGGGAAACAAGGAGAACATGAGTTGAGCGTTCTGATCAAAACGCCGTTGCCGAAGCGGGAGAAGTTCACCCACAAGAGGGTGGGCGGCCCGCTTTTTCTCGCATCCGGCGGCCCGCTGACCGGCAAATGCAACGGCCTGTGCCTGCGCCAGTGCGCCAACCGGGACACGGAGCTGTGCGGCGACGCCTGCTACCGCTTCCGAAACTACCAGCCTAACGACCATGCCGAAACTTAAGCCCAAGAGCAATGTGCCCAAGCCGGCGCCAGAGGGCCGCAGGCTGCTGCATCCCTGGCTGGACGCCGGGGCGGCCGCGGTCATCCAGTGCCACAACTCCTACATGGAGCGCAACGACCCGGAGCTGAAGGCCAGGGCGGTCAACTACGCCTTCCTGGCCGGCAAGCATTATTTCGAGATCGTGAACGTGGGCGGCGCCGTCAAGATCGGCGAGAACTACGCCCTGAAGGAGAGCGGCGGTAGCCGTCTGGCGCTCTCGTTCGACAAGATCGGCGACGAGTACGCCAACGTGCTGGGCACCTACCGGGAGGCGGTGCCCCGGGTGGGGATCGTCCGCAGGATCGGTGGAGCGGTGAACGACACGGCAGCCAAGACCCACCAGGACATCATGGACTACCACGTGGAGCGGGTGTGGCGGCTGGAGAAGGCGCTGAGCATGAGCATGATGCCCAACGCCTATCCGGGCGGCAGCTGCTTCGGCTACGTCTACCAGAAGCTGCTGGGCGGCGGCCGGACGGTGACCGACCTGAAGGGCAACATCATCCGAGACGCGGTGGCCAACGACGACGGCAGCGTCAAGATGCCCGGGCGGAACGTGCCGGCAGACGCGGAGGCCGCGCCCCAGAAACTTGAGGAACAGGACCCGGCCAGGATCGAGCGCACGGTCACCGCCGACCAGCTGGAGGCCGAGGGGCTGAGGATCGAGGAGGTAAAGGACTACATAGTCGATATCGGCTTCAAGAGCGTCTTCGACGTCAGCGTCCACGGCAAGTTCGAGACCTCCCTGGCCGAGTGCCTGTTCGTCATCGACCACGACGTCATGACGCTCTCCGAGCTGCGGGGCCGGTTCGAGAAGAACGAGGAGGCCCTGGCCAAGCTGAAGGGGCTTGAGGACAAGCTGCCCCGGATCCAAAGCGACCCGCCGATGACCGGCTACGACAGCTACATGTCCCTGGTGGGGCTGGACACCGACCGGCCGCGGCGGCTTACAGGCGACGACCGGATGCTGCACGTCTGGGTAAAGTACCACAACCCCACCGGCGAGCGCCCCAGCGGCCGGGTGGAGTTCGTGGCCGGGCTGGACGAGTCGAAGGCCTCCATGCTCTACGAAGGCGAGCTGGACTGGGGCCTCACCAGGATACAGTGGGAGATCGTTCCCATCGACGCCATACCCTACGGCCGGGCCATCAAGAAGTCGCCCCTGGAGGCCATGATCGGAGCCCAGGTGGGCCGGGACCGGATCATGAACGCCCGGATACTGACCGAGGCCTACAACGCCGACCCGCCGGAGATGTGGATAGACGGGCTTGAGTTCTCGGTCGACGGCAGTCAATGGAAAAAACTGATCGACTACCCGCAACCGGGGCAGAGGATCACGATCAAGGGCATAGCCGAAGCGCTGCGCAACCTCCCACCGGGCACTCCGATCAGGTTCACCCGGGAAACAGCGCAGCAGTCCACCGTCGAGGCCTTCCTGGCTCAGCTGGGCGAGCAGTTCCGCAACGCCAGCCACCACCGCACCCTGGACTCGGGCACAATGCCGCGCAACATCCCGGGCGTCTCGGTGGAGACCCAGTACGCTATAGACAAGATGGACCTGGGCCCCAGCCTGATGATGTTCCAGGACGCCATCTTCACCCTGATCGAGATAGCCTGGCACGCCATGAAGCGGGTATACCGGCCGGACCAGCGCTTTCGATACTCCGGCGGCAAGACCGGGATAGAGGACCTGGTGTGGATGCAGGAGAAGGTGGGCGACGAGCTGGACCTGCTGCTGAAGAGCCGGATCGGCCAGCCTTTGACCAAGGAGGCCAAGATCCGTGACATCAGGCTGAAGATCGATCTGGCCAAGGCGGCCGACGAGGCCGGGGTCTCGCTGGAGGAGATCTACCGGGCCATGAACATGGACGACTTCGCCTACGGCTTCACCCAGGAGGACCCGGACTACGAGAACGCCAAGTACCGCCTGCTGCTGATACTGAAGGGCAAGAAGCTCCCGGGCCTGGAGGACATAGGCAACCTGCCGCTCTATGCCGGGGTGATCGGCGCCGAGATAAACTCAAAGCGCTACGGCGACTATCCTGAGGCCATCAGGAAAGCGCTGATGAAGGAGCTGGCTTCCATCGCGCTGCTGCAGAAGCAGAAGGACATGATCCAGGAAGAGGCGGCAGCATCGGCCATGCAGGCCATGCCGTCAACAACGGGGGCCCCGGTACCCGGGATGCAGGCCCCGCCTGCTCCGCCCGCGGCCCCCGGCGCTCAGCCCCCGGCTCAATAGAAATCCCACATTTTCTTAACGAAAGGAGGATACCCATGCCCAAGACCATCACCAAGGCGGCCGCGCCCAAGAAGGCCGCCATCACCAAGGCGGCCGCGCCCAAGGTGAAGCCAGGGACTCCCTGCCCCTTCGCCGAAACCAACAGCTCGGACAAGCCAGCCGGCCGCGACTTCTGCAAGATGGGCGGCCGGAAAAACCCGGGCTGCGCCGCAGGCAACCGGCCAGACTGCCTGCCATACCAGGAAATGGCCGGGACGGCCGAGCCCGAGGGCAAGCCCGACGGCGACGACGCCCAGGACTAACGGCCCGTAAGGGCGAACCAACAACACGGCGCGACCCCGGGCGACTGCCCGGAAAGCCCGTAAATCAGGAGATGTAACGTGCCAAATCCAGATATCAAAAAGGCGGCCGCACCGGGAGCCGACGACAAGACCGTCAAAACCGGCGTCGAGGCGACCCCGGGCGCTACCGAAAAGACCCCGAGTCCGGAGGCCAAGGCCCAGGCCGAGCAGGAAAAGACGAGGTCGGCCCTGGAGGCCATGGGCCTGGAGCAGGACGATTTGCCCCTTATCCAGAGATACCGCCAGGACAAGGAACGAGTGACCAGGGACTGGTCCCGACAGCACAACAAGCACAACCAGGACCTGACGACCGAGAAAAAGCGCCTACAGGACCTGAGGCGCCAGCTGGAAGAGGCCCTGGGCGATAAGGACCGGGACGAGGACGACCGGGACGACAGGCGGCTGGAGCGGGGGGACTTCCGCAGGGAGCGCGACCGATACCGCGACGACCGGGATTATCGGAGGCGGGAAGAGCGCCGCGGAAGCAGGGACACGGACGAGGGCTCGTTCGACGAACAGTGGGACGAGATACAGGAAAAATACCAGCGCGAGTACGACAAGGGCCGGATGACCGAGGCCCAGGCGCTGGCAGCCATCGAAAGGGACCGCAAGGCCCTGGTCCGGGATTTCTCCCGGGGCCGGGATGCCGAGCCACCCGACATCGAGGAGCTGGTCAAGCGCATTGTGGAGAAGCAATACTCCGACAAGGAGCGCGAACGGGACAGGCAGGAACTGGACCGCAGCTACGACGCCGAGCTGACAGCCATGGCCAAGAAGATGGGGGCAAAGCTGGGAGTCGACCCCAAGCGGTTGAAGGTACTGCTGGCCAGTGAGCTGGAGTCGGCCGACATGGAGAATTCCGAGGACGTTCTCAAGGCGGTCACCAGCGTGGCCGGCTTCCTGACCGGGCTCAAGGGCAAGGAGACCAAGGACAAGAAGGACCAGGAGGAGAAGAAACCGCCGTCCCCGCTGGTCCGCAAGGAGACCAAGGCCGGACCGGAGCAAAGCCAGCCTGGGGTGAAGAGCACCCTGGAGCTGGCCACCGAGGCCGTGCTGAAGGACCGGGGGGCGGCATAAACATCACGACAACACATTGAGGACTTGAACCATGCCTGGCATACAATTCGAGGGGTACGGCTACAAGGCCCTGCATCACCTGCTTCTGAACAACGCGTTCGAGGCGGTGATGTACTTGGAGGACGCCCTGCTCAACATGCTGTTGGGCGAGATCGTCACCAAGGAAGTGGCCGGCCAGACCCTGATCCAGAAGCTCCTGATGGACGACACCTTCGAGCTGATGGCCACCGGGAAGGACAACTACGCGTTCGACGTGAACCCCGGCACGCCGCGGATCGTGGACGCCACCATCAAGGAGCGCACCCTTTCCGGCCGCTTCATGGTCGACGGGAACACCATCGCCAACCTGAGGGCGGCCCCGCCGGAGGCGGCCGCCATCCGCCTGGAGGACCTGAGACTCAGGTACCAGCGGATGCTTAAGGCCAACACGCACCGGATCCTGGCCGGGGACGGCACGGGCCGCCGGTGCTACGTCGATGCCGCGAGTGGAACGGCAACCATTCCGCTTGTGGACGAGGACGGCTCGACCGCGCTCCACGCGTCACACCCGGCCTGGAAGGCCTTTATCCCCGGCAAGCACGTGGACGTGGTCAACGCGGCCACCGGGATCGTGGTGGAGGGGGGTGCCGACCGGACCATCGTCAGCGTTTCCAAGTCCGGCAGCACCATGGCCCTGGACCAGGCGCTGACGGTGACCGGCTCCAAGGCCTATTTCATCCGGATGTATTCTCCGCTCTCGGACACCACCAACCGGGACTACCGGGACAGCACCTTCGCCCTTCAGCCCGAGCCACTTGGCCTGGAGGCCATCGTGACCGCGGCCGCCAGCCTGCTGGGCTACTCCTCGGAGGACTACCCCCTGTGGTTCACGCCGTCGGTGGACTGCGGCGGCGCGGCCGCCAGCCTGGCGTCGCTGGACGAGCTGTTCGCCCAGATGGAGCTCGAGGACGGGACCATCTGCGTGGGCGACTCGGCCTGCATCAGCCAGCTGCGGATCGAGGCCGAGGGCAAGAAGCTGCTCCTGGACAGCGAGAAGGCCAGCGACTTCATCGGGGTCAAGGACATCAAGTACCAGTCGCTGATCACCAACCAGCAGGAGGTGCCGCTGTTGACCTCCCGGGAGTTCAACGGCAAGCGCAAGCTGTTCTTCCTGCCCCCGAAGGTGATCCAGCGCCGGGGCTCGCTGACCAACTTCAAGTGGGTCCGCAACCAGCTGGTGCCCTCGGAGACCTATTCCCAGTTCTACGACGACGTGGAGGCCAAGTTCGAGCTGTACCCGGAGCGCCGGGCCTGCATGGGCCTGCTATACAACGTCGGCGCGGCCTACGGGTGGAACAAGGTCAGCGCCTGAGCCTGACCCCACGGGATCGCGGAACAAACCAGGCTTCCTCCAGCCTGTCTGATGCAAGCCACGGAGGGAGCGACCGGACGCCCCCCTGCCTCGACACGGACTACCAGATGCGGGGCGTCCGGCGGGGACCCCAGGTTTAAACCACAACCGACGCCCAGGCGGCCCTAACGGGCTACTCGGCGTAAACCACAACATGAGGATCCAAGCCATGAGGAAATTCCTGACCCTGGCGCTGGCGGCCCTGATGCTGGCGTTCATCGCCGGCAACGCCCTGTGCCAGTCCTACAGCAACAAGCTTGCCCCGTCAGGGTTCGGCGGGGAGAAGCTGAAGTACGCGGTCAAGGCCCACCCGGTACAGGTGACCCTGATCGAGTACGACAAGACGGTGGTCGGGGGCGACACCACGGCCACGCTGCTGAAGGCCAACAAGCGCTTCAGCTTCGTGGCCCCGTTCACCTGCCTGATCGACAGCTTCTGGGTCTGCTACAGCGGCATAGTTCAGGCCGACACCATACCAACGGCTGACACCACTAATAACCTAATAATCAGGGTGTTCACCGGAGGGGGGGCGGCCACGGCACCGGCCACGGCGGCCTTCGTATGTTCACTGGCCACCAGAGGCACCACCACGGCCGCCCAGCTGGCCGGCAAGTTGCGAGCCAACACGGTCCGATACGGCTCTAAAAGCGCCATCCAGACATACAGGTACCTTACGGCCGGGGAGCTCTACTCCGTGGTCATCGACACCCAGGCAGCCGGTCCCAGCGTCATCCCGCGACGACTGATAGCGGGCTGGAACCTGGTCCCACCGGACAAATGACCTGATGGGGCGCGGGGGCTTCGGCTTCCGCGCCCCGGTGCCCTCACCCTTACCCTCTTCCTGCCCTGGCTTAAATATTCAATCCGAGAGAGGGGATGATTAACAGGAGATGCCCATGACCACCGAAGAGCTTTTGGCGCTGTTCAAGGTCGACGTCCGGGAGGACGACGACGCCGACCAGCTGGAGGACGACGACATATACCCGTACTTCGACGGGACCAGGCGCCGTCTTTTCAACAAGGTGGCGGCCAGGCTCGGGGTGCGCGGCTTCGAGGAGTTGGAGGAGGACGAGGCGGCGGCCGACAGCGACGGCAAGAGCGCGGCCTTGGCCACCATCCCGCTGGCGATAGCCGAGGTGGCGGTGGACTACGGCGGAGGCTACATAACCGCCAAGCGGCACGAGGGCGGGTACGAGAAGCTGGACAGCAGGCGGCTGGAAGCCAGCCAGAGCCGGCCGGTGTGGCGCCTGAGGGGCAGCGTCTTCGAGATCGCCCCGGCCAGCGCGGGCACCATCAAGTACCGCTGGGTGGAGGACCCGGGGGTCTTCAGCGGGCTGGACGCATCAGACCCCACCATCATGGTGGAGCTGTGCGAGGAGGCCTGGGCCCACGACGCGGCGGCCTACTACTGGGAGACGCACGGCAACGACGAGGTCAGGGTCAACCAGTGCCTGGGCAGGTCCGAGGCCTGCCTTAACGCCGTGGGCGGAGGCTTCCGCTGATGCCGGGCCCGGACTTCCAGCGCAGGAACACGCCCAAGCCCGGCGAAAACCGGCAGGCGCCCGAGGTAGTCGACCTCGGGCCGCAGACCATAGCCAAACTGCTCCAGGACAACAGCGACACGGTCCAGTCGGTCGACCAGCTGAAATCCACCCTGGAGCAGAAGATCGACGAGCTGAAGGTCCTGGTCGGCGAGGTCCAGGACACTCCCACCGAGAACACGGTGCTGGACAGGCTGAAGGACCTGCTGACCGGGATCGTGCTGGCGGCGGGATCCGCCATCATCGGCCAAGCGGGCATCGACCAGACCACTGACGGTACCACCAACAGGGTATACGTGGGCAACACGGCCAGCGCCAGGCCGGCCGGGCTGGCGGAGACGGCCCTGGCCTCTGCCGCCCGCACCGAGAGCGGTGAGTCTGAACTGTCCGGCGACTACAGCGGCTACGGGGAGATCCTGGCCCTGCTGGCGGTGACCGCCCACTCGGGCACCACGCCCACCCTGGACGTCAAGATACAGCACAGCGCCGACGGCGGCACCACCTGGCACGACCTCCAGGCCTTCACCCAGGTGGCCGAGACCGACGGCACCGAGCTGAAGGTGGTCTCGCGCTACTACGCCGCCGACACCCAAAAGGCCTTCGGCTCCAAGCTGAAGATCGTCTGGACCATCGCCGGCGACACGCCCAGTTACACCTTCGGGCTGAAATGGACGCTGAAACCATGATCCTCACCCCAGCCCTTTCCCTTTCAGGGCGAGGACACTAAGATGAAGCCGCAGTACGCCATAGAGATAGACGAGTTCCACGGGCAGGCATCGGCCATCCCTAACTCCGACCTGAGGGCAAGCAAGCGCGGGGCCTACGGCAAGAAGTGCTCCCTGCTGATCGGCCGCGACCTGAGGGCCAGCTCGGAGAACTGCGGCACCGGCGAGTACATCATGAAGCCGGGCGGCTACGTCCTGGCCTCCCATGAGTGGAACGCCTACGACGGCAACCGGTACACCATGCTCTATCTCTCCACCGGCGGCACCTGCTACCTGAAGTACTACGTCAACGACCCGGCCACGGTGGATACGGCACCGACGGCCATCACCTTCTACGACGACGCCAACCCCCCGGCGGCGCTCTCGCCCCAACCCACCATGCCAGTCTGGACGGTACCCGGCTTCGCCCGGGACGCGGCCGGGCAGCTCTACGTGGCTTTGGGGCCGGCCGGGGTCTATCGGATCGTGGCCCAGAACAAGACCCTGTACGCCTACCTGACCAACATACCCCTGACCCACTTCATCACCTTCGACAACCTGAGGGCATGGGTGCACCCGGGGGACGTGCCCGACCAGACCTGGAGCGCCATCGGCGACCCCACCAGGTACTTCCCGTTGCCGGACGAGATGGCCGCCAATCCGCCGACCTACGGGGTGGACTACCACTACCAGCTGGCCGGGCTGGGGGTCAAGGGCTCCCAGGTGGTGGGCGAGACCATCTTCGGCCGGGCCAAGGTCACATGGACCCTGGACGACTGTTTTGCCGTTTTCGGCACCGGGAACGACGGGGAGACCCAGGCCGGCAAGATCGGGGACGGCTACGGCCTGGCCGGCTTCAAGGCATTCGACGAGTTCTACGAGACCCTGTACTGGTTCAGCAAGAAGAACGGCGGGATGTGGGTGGGCATGACCTTCGGGCGAGTGCCCAAGGGCGGCCGGCTGCTGGAGACCATAACCCTGGGCTCCGACTACCAGGTGTCGCTGTTCGACGCCGGATGGATGATAGCCGACGTCTTTCAGGCGGCACCTAAAATGACCTCGGTGCTGAAGCGTGTAAGCTGGGGCGAACAGCAGGAGTGGGCGGCCATCCCCACGGCCCAGCGGGCTAACTTGGAGATCGGGGACAGGCCGGGGTGGGTTTATCTGAAATCGAGCGCCGCAGTAGCTTACACCCCTTCATGTAGTATGACGCCAGGCGGCAGTCCACCTTCCGACGGATTCGACAGCTACGGCATTGTGGCGGGTAATGACGTTGATAAGCTTAAAGACGAGCAAAATACTTATCCCAATGGCACACCGGCCACATATTTTAAATATGCTATAGATTGTAAATCAGACGTTAAAATACACGCAGATCCCATTCTTTATTCTCAATATATCGACGAAGCGGGGGTGCCCCATAATTTTGCAGGCTACCCGCTGAATAATGGATGGGGAGGCGCCGAACCAACAGAGATATTCAGAGCTGTAGCAATAGTAACTACAATAGTCCTTCAATGGCGGAACCAGGACGCTTCAAAATATGGCACATTAAATATAGCCATAACCAAGAATTTCGGGGGCATCAAGTCGATTAAGGCCGTGAGGGTGTATGGCTTTAAAAAGACATTTAGCCTTGATAGTCTTGGTGCGACCGGCAATGTTGAGATAGGAGAAATAATCGTAGAGGGAGCAGAATCAGCCACTGCCACCCTTTACACCGAAACACCGACGGCGGCCTCCAAGGCGGTATTCACCGGCCTGACGCCCTCCAGCGCGGCGGACTTCGGCATCTTCTGGGCCCGGTGGTACGGGCACGGGGTGACCTACGACTCGGGCCTTCAGATATGGATCCGGGCGGGGACGGCGGCGCTTTCCGCTTACGACCAGGCCAGCCCGGCCACCTGGTCCAGCTGGACGGAGATAACCGGGAACCACCTGAAGCGGGGCTATCCGCTGAAAAACTTGACCTTTTCGGGCGGCGGGGCGCTGACGGCCAGCTCGGGCGGGCTGTTGTATGTACAGGCCAAGGTGGTGTGGGCGCTTTCCACCCTGGGTGAGACAGCTTTCCTCAACTACCTGCTTTTCACCTGCTACGGCGGGTCGAACCTTACCAGCTGTTTCCCGGCCGGGCACGACGCTGACCGGGTGTTCTGCTGTCTGCCGCAGAACTCCAGCTCGGCCGGCCCGGACCGTGAGGTGAGCCGCAACGTGCTGGGGAAGTGGTCGGTGATCGACAACAAGAAGGTCCGGAGCTACATGCAGCGCGGGGACGGGGTCCCGCTGGCCTTCATGGGGTACAAGGGGGCGGCCCAGTACTCGGGGCAGCACAACTACCAGGGGACGTCGGACGACGACGTGGAGCTCCTGGCCGAGTTCCAGTCGCCGGACCTGATAGGCGACGACATGCTGGGGCTTAACATGGAGGTGCTGGTGGGCCGGTACCTTCCGGGCCTGACGGTCTCGGCCAACATAACCTCATCCACCGGCGTGGCGGCCACGGCCGCCATCACCACCGTGGAACAGCACCGCACCGACGGCAAACGTGACGAGCGCAACTGCGTCAAGGGACCGGACGGATACATCTATTGCCTATACGCCACGCCTTTCGGGACCAGCTCCAGCCTGTACCTGGCCAAGATCAACCCAACGACCCGGGCGGCCACCAACTACCTGCTGGAGACGAGGTCAGCAAACTACCCCCACTACGGCCTCTCGCTGGCCATGAGCCCAAGCGGGGAGAACATCTATTGCGCCTGGGTGGGCTACCAGACGGCCGACGCCACCAGCTCGAATCGCCGCCTGACATTCGCCGTGTTCAACATCGCCTCAGCCACGGTCACCAGCAACGCCGACATATACAGCGCTGCCACCGGCGTTTACTATTACTGGCCGAGCATGGCGGTGATGAACAACGGGGTCATCTACATGGCCTTCAGCAAAACGGACGGCGGCAACTACTACATGAAGGTCATCAAGTCCATCAACGGCGGGACCACCTGGACCGAGATCATAAGCTTCAGCCAGCCGACGGCCGCCCGCTACGTGCCCATATTGATCCAGAACCACCAGGGGAACATGGCCCTGTTCTACCGGGCGGAGGGCTCCAACGCGGCCATCTACCACAAGGAGATAGTGGGGGACAACGCCGGGCCGGCCATCAGCACCGCGGCCACCAACCTGGGGAAGTTCGCGGCGGCGTCCAACGGCGACGACACCTACCTGATCGCACTGCCGAACAGCGGCACCGACCTCTACGTCTACATGATCGAGAACAACCAGCTGGTGCTCAAATACACCAAGGCCGGGGTGGTGGTGACCGGCAACCCGGCGGCCCTGGCCCTGGCCAACGGCATGATATTCGCGGCCTACAACGACAACACCAACACGGTGGACGCCATCGTCGGGCAGGGCAAGGTATGGACGACCAACACCACCTTGGTTACCTCGGCGGCCTCCATCAGCGCCTTGTACATCTGCGCCTGCCGCCGGGGGAACGACGACGTGTACGTGGTGGCGCCGTACACTGACGGCGGGGTTCAGGCCTACCGGACGATCAAGGCGGCGGTGGGCGACGTGACCGCGGCCTATAACCTCCAGGTGACGGCCGTCAGCGAGCGCAACTCCAAGTACGCCTACAACAGCAACAAGGCCATCACCCACACCCGGCGTATCCCACGGAGCATGACCATGCCCCGGATGGGACGGCGGCGGCAGATCGGGGTCCACGTGTCCGGCTACGGGATCCTGGACCTGGAGAGGATAGCGTTCAATGCCGGGCAGGGGTGACCCCTCGACCCCGCTCGGGGCAGGCCCCTCGACAGGCTCGGGGCAGGCCCCTCGATTCGGCGCGGGATAAGCCCCTTGGCCCAGACTTCTCACCATGACGGTAGAGAAGGCATAAGCAGGAGCGAGAGATGAGCAACGTCGACAGGTCTTACGAGCAGCGATACGCCACAGCCCTGGACCTTTTAGGCCAGCGCCGGATGCGGACCCTGGAGGGCATCCGGAAGATGCGAGCCGCCAAGAAGGAGGAGCTGCGGGCGCTGGGCCTGGAGGAGACGGGCGACGACATCCAGGGCGGCTTCGCCACCGACCGGGAGCTGGCCCTGGAGCGAGAGAGCCAGGGCGCCCAGCAGGACATCGGCCGGGAGTTCGACCTGGAGGCCCAGACGCTGGCCGAGATCCGCAAGCAGCAGAAGATGATCGCCGACAAGGAGGAGCAGGAGCAAAAGCGGGCGGAGACGGCCCAGCGCCTGAAGCTGGGCGGCATGGCGGCGGGAGCGCTGCTGGCGCCCTTCACCGCCGGGGCGTCGCTTTCCGGGATCATGGCCGGAATGGGGACCGGGTCCCAGGCCGGGGCGGTGATAAGCGGAGTGCTGGGCTACGACGACCTGAAGGGCGCGGACGTGGCCGGGCTGCTGGCCGGCATCGGGCAGATGCGCGAACTGGGCCGGCTGAACGACGTCCGGGGCAGGCTTAAAGGCTACTTCGAATGGCAGGACGTGGCCGAAAAGGCGGGGGTGCAGATACCGGACTGGGTGGAAAAGTACTACGCCAACGACCTGGCGGAGTACTACCGGCTGTTGAGGGGCCACTAGTCCGTGAACGGCAGGCCTTGAAAAGCGAATAGCGGGAGAGCTGATGAACGAAAGATACATCGCCCGGGACGAACTGGCCGGCATGTCAGGCCTGGAGAAGCTGGCCGGTGCCAGGGCCGAGACCGGGCTGCTGGCGCAGCAACTGAGGTCAAAGTCCCAAAGCGCCACCTCGAAGCTTGAGCAGCTGGGCCGGGGGATCATAGACTACGTGGCCGACCGCGAGGCCTACCGCTACAAGCAGGAGATGGCCCGGGCGAATTACAAGAAGGACATGGAGCAGGCAAAGCTGGAGGACCAGCGGGCCCTGGCGGTCAAGGGGATGATGCGTGACGCCCGGGGCAACATCGTTCCGGACCCCACCCTGGCGCCGATGCTGAAGAAGGAGCACGTGGAAAAGGCCAAATATTTCACCAACGACGAGACGGGAGACGTCTTCGAGATGACCGACCAGGGGCTGGTGAAAGTGGGGAACAAGGGCCCGCAGAGCCCCAGGATGCAGTCGTGGCAGACACCGGCCGCCAGGGAGGCCCAGTCGGTGAAGACCATAGAGGACATCAAAAAGCTCATATTCGTGAAGAATACCGAGGGGACCTTTTTCGACACGGTCACCGCCAAGAGCCTGCTGGCGGACCCCACCCTCTCGACCAAGATCAAGAATTACGTCAGGACCCAGCTGGATTTCTACGATCGGCCGGCGGCGGGGGCGGATACCATGGCCGGTAAGGCCAAGTCCAAGGTCAAGACGGTGACGGTGGAGTGACCCTCACCCTGCCCCTCACCCAACCACGGGAGAGGAGGGGATAAAATAAAATATGGCGATAAAATTCGACCTGCCCGAAGAGCTGACCGCGGACTACGAGCGCAACGTCCGCGAGCTTGACGCCTACCTGGCCGGCCAGAAGCTGGGCGAGGAGGAGCGCAAGCGCGTGCGCCGAGAGTCCATCGCCGAGTGGCTACAGGGCAAGGGGGTTAAGGTTGAGACCCTGGACGAGGGTAAAGGCGCAAGGGTCAAGGGACAAGGCCCAGGGTTCCTGACCAGGCTGTTCACCGGGGAGGGGGCGGAGCGAGGCGACGTGGCCGGCCTGATCGGTGCCACGGCCGGCAAGACCCTGGGCATGCTGGTGCCCGGGAGGCGTGACCCGGAGGCTTACCAGGACCTGATAGATTACCAGAAGCGGGAGCTGGCGGCCAGGAAGCGGGTGGCCGGGCTGGATCCGGCCCAGGACATCGCGGCCATCAAGCGGCACGAGTTCGAGCTGAGGGCGCTGCAGGCCAAGAAGCGGTCCGGCATGGCCACCGAGGCCGACGCCAGGCGCTACGCCGAGGTGTACAAGGAATACACCGGCCGGATAACCGAGGCCAACCGGAAGATCAAGGCCGGCGGCGGGAAGGAGCTCACCGAGGCCGGTCCGTACCTGCCGGGCCAGGAACCAGGCAAGATCTACCAGCCGGGCCCGCTTGACAGGTCCAGGCGGGAGCTGTCCGACATCCAGGCCGGGAGGGCCGAGGCCGAGGCCCAGACGCGGCCGGCTACTTTCCAGGGCGCCATGACCCGGGCCGCCATGCGCGGGCTCTCTCAGTCCGGCGGCAGGTACATTAATACGGCGGCCATGCTGACCGAGCGCCCGGTGGAGGAGGAAGCCACAGAAACGGCCCTGGCGGCCCCATTCGGCCCCGCGGCACCCCTGGCCCTGGCCGGGCTGAAATTCGCCCCGCAGAAGGTCAGGGAAGGCCTGGTGGAGCCCGTGGCGGGCAAGCTGCGGGAGTTGACGCCCGGAGAGGTCAAGCAGATAAACGAAAGCCGACGCCAGGCCGCGGGAGCGCTCCGGGGTGTGGCGGCCACGGCCGAGGAGGGGTGGCAGGAAAAGAAGCCATTGCCTGCCGGGCTGAAGCTGATATCGGACGTGGCGGCCGGTACGTCCGACGTGGCGGCCACCATGGCACTTTCGGCCCTGGCCGGACCAGGGGCGCCGACCATGACCGGGGCGCTTTACGGGGCCAGCAGTTACGACGAGTTCGTACAGAAGGCGAAAGGGGAGATGGCCCCGGCCCTGGCGCAGGCCTACATCGCCCAGGGCATGGAGCCGGACGAGGCGGCGGTCAAGGCTGGGCAGGCGGTGGAGGCGGCGGTGCGCGACAAGGCCATGCTCCAGGCGCTGCTGCAGGGCGGGCTGGACGCGGCCAGCCAGTACGTGTTCATGTCGGCCTTCCCCAAGGTGGGCGGGGCGATCATGGGCAAGACCCCGGCCCTGGCCGGCAAGATAAAGGCAGGGCTTTCGGCGCTGAAGCTCTCGCCTGAGTGGCAGCGGGCGGTGACCTTCATGGGCAACTGGGCTTTGGAACACGGCCAGGAGGAGGCCCAGAACTACGGCCAGCGGGCCCTTGAGATCTCGGCCGGGATAAAGGGCTCGGGGCTGACGCCCGCCCAGGAGGCGGCGGAGCAGAGGGCGGCCACACTGGGAGTCACCGGGATCATGTCGCTTCTGGGCCTGGTGGGCGAGGCCAACCTGCCTGCGGAGGCTGGCGCGGCCGTGACCGAGGCGGCCAAAAACCCGACCGAGGGTAACGTCAAAGCGGCCATTGAGAAGGTCAAGACATTCGACCCGGGGCTGGCCGGGGACATGGAGCGGGCGCTTAACACCATGAAAGCCAGCTCCCAGGGAGAGTATCACAGCTCATCGGAGGCGGAGGCCGCGCTTGGTGAAATAACCAACCCGGCGCTGCGGGAAGACGTGCGTCAGACTGTGGCGCGCAACATAGAGCTGAACAAGTTCGCCTTCGAGGGGGACCTGACGGGCCTGCCCAACCGACGGGTCTGGAAGAAAGTCTACGACCAGCGGCGGGAGCAGGGCTGGACCATCCTGCGGATCGACGGAGACAATACCAAGCGGCTGAACGAGCTCTACGGGCACGATTTCACCGACCGGGTTATCGGTGATTCCAAGAAGGCCGTGGACGCGGTCTTGAAGCCTTTGGGCGGCGAGACCTACGACGTCTCGGGCGACGAGACGGTGGCGGCCCTGCCTCCGGGAACCGACGCCCAGGCGGCCGCCCAGGCGCTGCGCGGCAAGGTGTCGGAGCTGAGGCTTGATGCTCCGGACGGCACCGAGATCATTCCCAGCGTCACCGTGGGCATAGGCCGGCCGGGCGACGTGGAGCAGAACGCAGATCTGGCGGCCACCTACGCCAAGGTGAAGGGCAGCGGCATGGAGAGCTTCGAAGGCTTCGAGGCCCTTCCCGAAGAGGAGAAGGCCAGGGTCAGGGCAGTGGCCGAGGAGCGGGCCCGGAGGACGGCCGAGCTGGCGCCGGGGGCGCACATGCTGCTTCAGAACCAGCTGCTGGAAAGATCCGGGCTCACCAGGGAAGCAATAGCCAGGCTGGCAGGATCCGAGGCCGGAGGCCGGGAGCTGAGGAAGACCGTGGCCGCTTTCGCCGAGGGCAAGCTGGACATTGCCGGTGCGACCGCGGAGATAAAGAGGCTGGCCGAAGAACGCCGTCCGGCACCGGCACCCCAGCCTTCTACCACCGTAGAGGGTGGAACCATCAAAGCCGAGGCGGACTTCCGGGCCCAGGCGGAGAGGGCCGGATGGACCGGCGAGCAGGCCGAGGCAGCCCTGGGGCTGATTAACGCCAGGGCGAGGGTCAAGGGTCAAGAAGTGGGCGAATGGCTGGGTGAGAAGGGGCTGAGGATAGAGCGCGGCGGTGAGCTCCAGCCGGGGGCGCTGACGCAGACGGCCGGCAAGGAGGTCAAGGGCGCCCTGGAGGTCAACGACGGGGCCATGGTGCTCCGGGCCTTCGACAAGGCCGACGTTTCCACCCTGGTCCACGAGCTGGGCCACATCTTCCGGCAGGACCTGACCGACCAGGAGCTGAAGGCCGCCCAGAAGGCTTTCGAGGTCGAGAACGGCGTCTGGACGGCGGAGGCCGAGGAGAAATTCGCCCGGCGGTTCGAGCTGTACCTGAGGACCGGGGAGGCCCCGACGCCCGAGGTCAAGACCTTTTTCGACAAGCTAAAGTCCTGGCTGACAGATATCTACCAGAACGTCCGGGACAGCCTGACCGACAAGCAGAGGGACTTCTACGACCGGATGCTGGGCAAACCCCGAGAGGTCAAGCCGCGCGTCACCTTCCAGCTGAACGACCTGAACCGGGAAACGCTGGACCAGATCATAGGCGACCTGGAGTACGGCGGGGTGGAGCCAGGCAGCCTGATCCGGGACGAAAGCGGCAAGGTCATCGACCGGGTGGGCGCCCAGTCGCGCTACAGCGAGCTGGCTCGTAAGCTGGTGGGCCGGACAACGGGCGAGCTATCGGTGAACATCGGCAAGGATGAGCTGATCAAGTCGGCGCTGAAGGCCCTATCCGGCGAGACCCTGACCGAGCGGCAGCACCAGGCACTGACCGAGGCGGTGGGGATATATGCCAAGGGCCAAGGGCCAAGGGTTGAGGGCCTGGGAGAGGGTATCGTGGACATAGAGGCGGAGGAGAACCCCACCCCCAGCCCC